CATAATCAAACTCTTTCATAGCTTTTCACTTCAAGTACAACCAAACAATCCACCGCCAATGGCAGCACCTACAGGGATCGCCCAGTAACGTCCATCCTGTCTAGATAGTGCAGCACCCACACCACCCCCTACAAGTGCGCCTAGAGCGGTGTGAGTGGGATCACATTGAGGTCTACGTCTAACGGGTTCTCTTGTATTTGGCACATAGTTTACAACATCACCATCGCAAGGAACTTTATACGATTGTGTAGAAAGTCTCCCCTGTATATAATTACCGTTTCCATCATAATGTCCAGGAGTATAAACCTCACGATGTCTTGTGCAGGTTTGGAACTCATTTACCTGTTGGGCCTGTACTGGCACGGAAATACCATGAGCCATACCTAACAAGAGACCAGCAATGATTGCGTTTTTCATGAGTTTGGAACGTTTGACGCCAGATTATCAGATATTTAGTGACTTGTCAAGACTACCACAAGGACATAGGACACTTAGCAGCTTCAAATTTCCACTTCATTTCCATGTAACACCCACACATATAACATCTTTTATGTTCTTTATTAAATTGAGAACAACTTAAACAGGTTTCTTTTCTTTTATCCAACTTTTCTTGAGTGACAATAACTCCATTACCAGTTGCAGCCTGTTGGCCAACAGACTTCGCAAACTCCTTGAAGTCTTGCATTTGTTTGAAGAAATCTGGATATTGTTTTGGATCTACAAAATCGGGAATTTGGTCACTCATTTTAGAAACAAATAATTTATCTATAAACTAAAAAGAGGCATTTGTCAAGATTGACAAAGCCCCCTTATTATCTTTATAATAACTCTGTCAGGGTTCAAGATTCAGAAGCCATTTGCTGAATAGCTTCTAATGCTCCCTGAATTTTAAAGAATTCTTCTTTTTTAAGATTGAACTGTTTTTCGTGTTCAATAAGTTCTTCACGAATTGCTTCTGCTTTTGCAGTCAACTCAGATGCATATTCTTTCATTTTTTCATTCATAAGTTTCAAAGTTGTTTAACTCTAACGATTTATTTAGTACCTTTTAGTTCATCTAGTTCTGCACGAAGATCTTGAATTAGAACTTGTTGTTCTTTTACAGCTTCAATTAGAACTGCAACCAAGTTTCCATAAGCAACGGACTTCATTCCTTCTTCATTTGTGTGAACAACATCAGGAACAATTTTTTCAACTTCTTGTGCAATTACACCAATTTGATGTGCATCTTTGTCAACACGATCGAACTCAACACCACGAAGTTTAAGAACTTTATCAAGGCCATTTTCAATAGTCTTGATATTTGTCTTAAGTCTTACATCAGAACTTGCAGTGACTTCACCATCTACAGATAGATTTCCACTGTTGTTCAGTGTCATTCTTTCTGTGTTGGCAGTTCCTCTCCACTCGTGTATACCATCTGCATTATTACCATAGATGGTTTTTCCATTAGTTGTAAAGTATAGTCTATTCTTACCATCATCACTATTTTGCCATACATTATTTGCACCTCTGAGGAATTGAGTTTCAGTTCTACCGTCAAGTAAATCAGCGTTTAGATTAGTACACTTGGTTGTTGAAGAAACAACGATTGGTGCAGTTCCTGTAGGAACTTGTGATCTGAACAGAGCAGCAGTGACAACACCAATTGGATTACTTCCGCCTCCACCACAGTTGATAAAGGTTAGTTTGTTTGCTACTCCGAAGTTGGTAATAATACCTGCATTAGCATAAATGCCATCTCCAGATCCACTTCCACTTACCCACAGTTTTCCTCCAATTTGACCGTTTAGATACTTAAGTGTTCCACCAGTTGCACCACTTGCATTTCCATTTAGAGTTGTAATAATACCAGAGTTTACATAAGCAGTTGGAGCACCCATCCAACCAGTAACAACAGCAGTTGTTGTGAATCCAGTATTAACATAAGCAATTGGAGCACCCATCCAACCATTAGATGCAACTACTAAAGTTGTTGTGAATCCAGTGTTTGTGTATGAGTTTACAAGTGTTGCTGTGGTACTCTTGAAGTTGGTAATGATACCAGTGTTTACTGCAGCAAACGGAGTTGCAAAGTTAGTGTTAGCTCTCAGTCCAGTAATAAATGCAGTAGTAGCATTCATTGTGGTGATAGTAGAAGCAGTACCAGTCAGAGAGGTTACAACACCGACGTTAAACATCGCAGTTGCAATAGTTTGACCAACACCAGCATTTCCGAATCCACCAATATATTGAGTGCGAATCGCAGTCATAATGCCAGATTGGATGAAGGCATTATTTACTGAGAGTGTGTCAACATTATTCTTTGTGACAATAATTTCATTTGCAGTAATAACACCAACAGGATCTGTCTTGAGATACTTAACATCTAAAGTACCTGCAATAGTGGATACACCAGTATAAACAGAGTTGAATGAGTTTTCAAATCTTATTGTTGGATTTGTGAATGTTACTGCATAACCAATAACCTCTAAGTTTTGGAACTGTGCAATACTGTTTGCATTTTCAGTAATTACAGTGTAGTTGGTTCCAATACCCTTGTAAGTAAGAGTCTTATTGATGTCAATCTCATCAAATGCTGCACTACCAATAGCCTGAGAACCAGAGAATGTAACAGCGCCACCAACATAAAGGTTCTTGACTTTTACAGTTCCATTAACTTCTACAGCATCACTAAAGTCATAGATTCCTGAACTTTGACCTACACCGATCTTATCTAATTTCAAGAAATCACTATTCTTTTCTTGAGAAATCATTCCCCAACGACGCCAGTCGCCATCAACATAAACATGTCCAATATATCCAGCTGGATCTGGGTTTGCGATGAATGAAATATCACCAACTTTTTTAGCGTCTGTTGGGGTTGAAATGCCAACAGTCATCTGTTTTGGCTGAGATGCAACACCCTTGAGATAGAAGTCAATAGTTTCTAGACCATCTTCAGAAGTGTTAGTAACTTTCTGGGAGAAGTTGACTGGACCATAGAACTGTGAAGTCTGGTTGTTATTCTCACCACCTTCAACAGTGATTCTTTCTTTAACAACAAGGTCATCAAAGACACCACTGTTTGCCTTAATAGTACCCTCAATGTCGTCACCGAAGAAGGAAATAACTGGTGCTTCGATTGTTTCTTCTTCACCAGTAGCACCGTTAATCTTAGTAGCACCAGAGTAGAATTCACCTCTGTCGTTCATACCAGTATAAACAACAGTACCACCATCCTGTTCTCTAGCTTGAGAAACTAGAATTTCTTCATCACTTAAAATTCTATCCTGTTTTACAGGTAAACCAGTTGAATAGTTACCAGGACCATAACCAAGATACTCAAACGTGTGACCAGATGCACGAAGAATAGATGGTCTACGAATTTCTGTTGGAATAACATAGACTTTTCTTACTACTGATCCGATGGCATTTGCGTCCGCAACTGTAGAGAATTGTCCTCTTAGAACATCAAATGTGTCTCCAGCTGGATCATTCGTAAGTCTAAGAATCTCTGCATTTATGGAAACATAATCACCCTTCTTAAATCCACCAGCATTTGTTAATACTATCTGGGTATCAGTTGAAGTAATTGGTGTTGATAATGTGGTAGAAATACCAGCATACATGAAGTTGCCTCTTCCACCGAGGTTCTCTTCACCAAGACCTAGAGCTCTTCCGTTTGCAGCAATAGCAGTCTTCTGGAGGGTTAGATTTCCAAAAGTTACTGCATCATAATTCCAAACTTGTGCAACCGTTGAAATTCCTGAAGTAAATGTAAATGAAGTTATTCCTAGAACTTCATCAACTAGGAACTTTTCTTGATAATATGTATTGCCAGATCCTACGATAACAAAAGTATTTCCAGGAAGTAATCCGTGACCTTCTTTACAAACAACTGTTGTAATACCAGTTTCAATAGTAAGATTGAGAGTACTTATACCAACTGCCTTAGAACCATGATAAGCGATAGGAGTTCTCTCATCATTTCTAGATCTAGGTTGATTGACACCTCTTTCTGCATATACTGTAATAACATTAGGTGCAGGAACTTCTACAAGTCTGAATGTTCCATTCATGGTTGGTTCCATGAATCCACTCAATTCAATAGAATCATATGTGCTATCGTGAATTTCAGTAACTTGAACGTAAGAATACGTAGATGGAGCAGCAGCTGGGAACTCGGAAACAACCATGGTGTTTCCTACGCCATAAGCACTACCACCATTAACAATACTTACGGATGAAATTGTATTTGCAATCGAAACATTCGCTTTTACGGTTGCATTTCTTCCAAGTATAGCATTATTAATCAATTCAGCAGAATAAATGGTACTTGTAATACCAGCACTGTTATTATAACCAGCACCACCTTCTTGTAAGGTTATGGTCTTAATGGGGTTTAGATTGTGAGCAACGTCCGTATAGAGGGTAATAGTTGTATTACCAGCACCAGTAACCGTTACTCCAGTTACAGCATATCCTACTCCAGTATTTTCAAGTAGATAGTTTAGAGCTTCTTTCGTCAAAGAAGCTCTCTTTTCGCTTGTTCTAACGACACCAGCTGGAGACAATTCGGCATGACTCAAAGTTGGAGCTGGGTCAGAATTGTAGTTATCTCTATCAACTTGTGGATAGAGATTCTTTACGTCCTGGTTAAAGTTTCTTTCACTTAATCCATATCCAATAGAAGATGTTGGTTTAATACTACCAGATAGAGCGATAAGGTTGTAGATACCGTCTTGTCCACCAGCACCAGGAATCAGAGGCTTAAGTTCTTGACTTCTATAGATGTATAGACTATCTTTAGCTTTTGACTTTTCTACTCTTGGTAGATTTTCAACTTGTTGTTGTGTGGATCTTAGGTTTACTTGGTTTTGGAATGCTCCAGGACTTGAGGTGAATCCACTAATTGCAAACTCTCTAGGAGTAACTACCTCGATAACTTCCCAAGAACCGTTATATGTATAGGTTGGTGAATTGGCACTAACTACATTAGAAATTTTTGCAATATCTCCTACAAGTAACTGGTGAGGTAGTTCTGTCTTAACGTAAGCAGTTCCACCAGAATACTCAATATGAGAAATGATCTTTGGATTTCTTAATTGAGTTGTATCTGCAAGAGGATTGGTTAATATTGATGAACTGGTAATACCAGTTGTCTTTGATTCCTGTAGAACAAATCCATCAGTTGGTGGACGAGCATTAACAAATTCTTTCGGAATAACATAACGTAGTTTATAGATTCTATCATCAAGACCTCTATTATCAACTCTTCTAGTGATAAATGTAGAACCTGTTTGAGCACCTAGGATAGTAGCTCCGATACCAACAATACCCGTGTAAATTTGGTTGAAGAATGTAACAGGTGTACTTTGGATATACCATTGATTTTCTGTGGTATCATACTGAATTGGGTGGCCAGCATCTCCTGGGTTCTTATCGGCAACATAACTAATTACTTCTAATCTTCCACCACCATTTGAAATACCAGTGATTGTATTGCCAGCATTAGCATCGTTTAAAGTTGTGGATAGTTTAACTTGATCCGCTGTTAATCCAGTCGTGGAAACATAATATACTTTATCAGCAGATAAGTTTTCTGGAAGACTTCCAGTGTCACTAGATACTCTGACTTTTTCTCCATTAAAGAAAGTGTGTGGAGAAGTTAGAGTTATAATATTTGAAGTAATACTGTTAATACCAGCTTCTCTACCTACGACAAAGACTTTCTTAGATGAAGTTGTGATACCAGCAGGACCAGGCATCAAGATAGGCGACTGATAGTTACTCTGAGTCGCACCAATAATTACGGATAAGTTAAGTACTTCACCCTGTTTTGCACCAATTCTAAACGAGTCAATCTGTGAAGGTGGTTGAACGTCAGCACTCTTATATCCAGCAATGTAGAGTCTTTCAGTATTAGCAGCAGAAATAATCTTATCTACGTCTAGAGGCAACCAAGTTACGTTAGTGTCTCTGGCTACTAATTCTCTTGGTGGAATAATGTGTGTAATATAACCAACATCATCTCTATCAAAAGATTCTGGTCTAAATCCAACAGATTCTAGTGATACTGCACCAAAGTTAGAGTTAGAGTTGGTGATTGACATATCACCACCACTCTCAGCAACGAAGTGACGTGCAAAACCAATAGCGAAGACAGAAACGCACTGAATAATTGAGTTTTCTGTTGCTTTAATATGTACGTTTTCCCAATTAGGTTTATAAACAGATCTTGAATTGGTGTGTAGAGGTTTCTCGGATTCAGAAACAGTTAGATTATCATTATAAATTCCAGTCGTAGTATCATAAAGAATGAAAGCATTATCGTCTTTTTGTAGTGAAATACCAGTGAACTGTGCAGTCAACATGGACTTGAATCCAGTTGCTTTTGAACCATCAGCCCACATTCCATTCATACCATAAACAGATCTCAATGTACATGAGAAAATATATGGAGATGCAGATGATACTGAGTCTGACTCAACAATTGTTCTTGCATTAAGAATTTGGGCAGAAGCTGGTAGAGCAACTGATGGTGTTGATGGAGCTTCAAACTTAAACTCTGTTGGACTTGTTACGTCACTTACCAAGAATGATCCATTATATGATTCGATGCTCGTCGTAATTCCGCTAATAAGAACGGGAGTATCTTTATAAAGACCGTGCTCGGTAAGAGTAGTTACTGTAATGGTAGTTGTTGGTACTAGACCATTACCAGATCTGATACTTGTAATACCGATTGCATCTGCACGAAGATCACCAACAATTCTATATTCATCAATAGATGGTTCGAAATCTGAAACATTATTTACTGGATAGTTTGGTATTCCTCTTCCAGATGTATCACCATAAGCGTATGTAACTTTATAGTAATACATTTCTAGGTCGGTTAGACCCGATCTTTCTGATCCTAGAACAACTTCATTAACACCATCAGCATATTCAAAACAAGTTAGTTTGTGGTGTGAATAATTAGGTACAACTTTTCTTAAGCTAGAATCCTTATAACAAGCCCTTTGTGGATCTGCGTCAAAAAGTGTAAATGCAGTGAAGTAACAAGTACCAGTTACTTTAAAGATCGAACCAGCAGGTACAGAATCATTTTGTGGATCTGGTACATATAGTGGACGAATCTTGGTCTTACGGAGATCCAAACCAACAATAGAAGTACCTCTTGGCAGGATTACACCACCGCTTGTTGAGTTGTACTTGAATAGATCATTATCCTCATCGAGGATATCAAAATTGGAGTTCTCTGTAAATTCTGTTAGTGTTGCTCCAGATGTAGTCCAATTTCCATCTAGAAGTCTCTTAAATTCTGCGATTCCACCCTGATTTGTAATAGAATGTCCTGGTCTATTGTCAATGTAGTGGACACCAGGATATACTAGAATTGTGGTTGAGTCAATCTTATCGTTATTTCTTCCTTCTACATACGAAAATCTTGAGGATTCTAGTACGGCCCTCTGAATAGTTCTAAAGGGTCTTGTTAGGGAGTTACCTCTATTTTCAATACTATCAGTAGCGTCAAAGTCTGATGGGTTTACATAAAGGATATTACCTTCAGCATTTTTTAGGAAATTCTCTAATCTACTTAGGGGCATCTTGTTTTCCTACAGTGACAAATCTATTCTTTTAGTATTTAGACACTAAAAAACCTCCCCATCAAGGGAAGGTTTTAATAGCCACACGGAAGGGATTTGTCGCTGGTGTATTAGTATCACCAGTTATTATATTACCACTTTACTTCTTTCCAGGCAAGTCTTTCCTTTAACTCCTTTTGAAAAACCATAAGATAACGATGTTTACGAGAGCGATCCCTCCACTCACCGTCAATGCCGCTGACACTACCTCTAGAATGTTTGGTTCCATCTGCGTAATAGAAATCTTTTTTGGGGTCTGTTAGACCGTAGTAAGTAAAATTACAAGCTCTGTATATAGTTCCAACGTGGTGACTAGAGTCAGCATAACTAAGAATAGCACGAACTGCGGCATCTTTTCTAAATCTCTTAATACATTTACTCACAAACCATGAAGTGATATTATATTCTTCTTTCTGAACTTCTGGGTCTACGCATAAACGAGAGAGTTCAAACAAGCCATCTTGTTCATCTCTTTGCAGACCAAATGCACCTACGGCTATTTCTGGGACTGGGAGACCAGTAAAAATGCAAGCAGCAAGGCACTTGCCAATTCTAAGAGGACATTCCCACTCAGTACGCTTAAAAAGTCCATAATTATACCCAGATTTAAAATCTTTGGACTCATCTTTTAGATAGTGATGAGTATAAAGAAGATCTTTGATTTCTTCCTTACTAACTCTATCTATGTAAAAATCATTCTTCACTGGGTATAATTACTTACTTTTGTCTGTGTTTCACGATATATTCTACTGTATTTGCTACATCATTCATAGCTTCTCTTAAATCACTCTGTCCACCTGCATGTTGATCCATTGTTGAAGGATCTGTGAGAGTCCATCTCCACTGATCCATACCTTTATTGTGCCAGAGATTAATGATCATGGTTTTAATTTTATTTAGTTTTGAAGCCCCCGACAAGACTTGAACTTGCGACCTGAGCTTTACAAAAGCCCTGCTCTATCCAACTGAGCTACGGAGGCGAAAAAATCGGATTATTTCCGATCAAACTGGAACATTCCATGGAATGAACCCCAAAGTTGTTCATTAGTTTCTGGAGATAGACCTTTATCCATTACATGATAATATCCATTACCTAAGATGGCTTCTGTCATTAGATATGATGTCTTACCATTTTTTTCTATAAAACATTGATTGCAGTTGTTCCTTCCATGAAATTCGTCTTTTGTATTATCATACACGAATTCGATGTCACATCCTTCAAGGTGAATATGTTTTTTACCTTCTTTTTTATAAGATTTTAGAACAACTTTTTGGTCATCTTGAGTAATTTCAACAATAGAATCCCTGTATGGATTTGTATCAATAATATACTTTTGTGTAACCGTAAATTTATTAGATGAAAGTTTTCTATGGTTTACTTCAATTAAAGCAAATTCTCTTGGCATGTGAAATGCCTGTCTTTGATTATCAAAGTAACCTTCAAAATAAGAAATAAATTTAGATTTCAGTGTCATCACAATCAATGATTTGATTTATTTATTCAGGTTTCTTCTACAACAATATCATAAACAATTGACATTCTTTCTTTGTTTGATGGTAATGCACAATGCGGAAGAATAGAATTAAAAATAATTAACGATCCAGTTTTAACTTCAATATTCCAAGAACTACTATTGTATTCGTTGTATTCTAAAGCATGGTGTACTGGAACATGGGACAAAAAAGAATCTGCAAATGGAACATAAAAATGTATTCTTCCATCTTCGGACTTGGGATAATAAACTACAGAAAGAAAGCTATCCCTATGTGCGTGAGTAACAGAAATATCTTTATTTAAATTATGATTTACCCATACTCTTTTTATTTTTGTTTTTAGGTTATTAACGTTTGGATTTGAAATAATTTTGTCTAGTATTTTTTGAGTTTGTTCTAGAACTATAGAGTTTAGACAAGATAATTCTACATCAGTTTTTTGTACTTGTCTATCTTTGTTGTTAACATTTTGTTTTACATATTCACACAAAGGATCATTATCCATTCCCTTTAATTTTAGGGTTGACACACCAATAGAAAATAAAGTTCTAGTGAACATAATTGATTTTTTTTATTTTATAGGACGAGGGGGACTTGAACCCCCACGGGAATACTCCCAACAGATTTTAAGTCTGGTGCGTCTACCACTTCCGCCACCGTCCCATAAAAACCTATTCAGGTTTATAAGTGGGTTTGTGAAAATTACAATACTCATTAAAAGTAATTTTCATCTCTTTGTTAGACAGACCGCAATGTTGTGCAGCTTTAGGAAGATTCCACTTTGCAGTGAATAACATTTCCATTGCTTCTCGTGTTTCTGGTCGCATATTAGAATGGTACGATTTGAAGTTCTTGTGCGTTTAGTTCGTATTTAACGTAGGATTCCCACCTCATTGCGTCTTCTATATTGTAGAAGACGACTTCATGTTTGGCAAGACCTTTCTTTTTGGGTTTGAGGTATTGAACTTTATACTTCATTGTTTTTTAAAAGTCTTGAGGTAGTTTTCAATTGCATTGATGAAGTCTTCTTCCTTCCAGTTGTTGAACATTCTTTCTTGTGGGTCGTTTTCGTCCCACTCGATTGTGAACTTGTTCTCGCAATCTTGGGTTACTTTAATAGTCATCATTCATCAGTAAGATGATCGGCACAAGCAAGTGTATCACAAGGAGGACACTCATTCTTATATTGTAACTCATAAGGTGTGAGTGCTTCGTTCAATGCCTCCAGCACATTCTCCTTGAATGTACGATACGGAATGAAGATATCATCTTCATCAGTCTTATAATCCTGATGAGTTTCTTTGAACTGACGATCTACATCATACAGGAGATTCTGTACGATGTCATTGATGACTTCCATGTGTCCAGACGTGAGTCCGTTCCAGGATGTATTGGGGAAAAGATCATCCTTGACACGATTCAGCAGTGCTCGCTTACAATGCCACTGACTATCAAAGATTTGGGTAAATGCTTCCCAGTCGTGGTTGCTTTTGAAATGGGGGATACTCATTTGTTATTCTCACAATAAAGGAAATACTTGTACTCTGCTACTTGGTGTGGCGCGTATCTAATTATATCACACTCTTTGTACTTATCAACCACCTCAAATGATGCAGAGTTGATTGGTTTATCACCTGAAGCAACTTTTGCTAGTACAAGCATAATAATGATGAAGACAGCAGAGGCACCAAGAAATACACCAACACCACGGAGCAACTCTTTAAGAGCATACTTATCTTCTTCAGTCACCTTTCAACTCCATGTAATCTCTTGAGGCATAAAACAACTCATCACGCCAGTTACGGCCAGCAATATCAAATGTAAATCCCAACTTACCAAGAGAGAATAGGAATGAGAATAGTTTACCATATCCCATAGAGATTTGAAGGTATGGAAACTCAATCCAATTACCATACTCACCAACATCAAATGACACCTGAAGTAGAGAATATTTCTTTGTAGTAAGGATCGTCATATAATACTCCTTACCATAATCTTCACGGATGCCGAATTGAATCAGTTTCACTATACTACTCCGTTTGCGCTATCAAATGCATCAGAAATGTGTCCGAATTCTTCTTTGGTATAATCACCAAAGTTCTTCTCATAATGAGCATTCATCTTTGCCCATTGAGCATCACGCTCTTTGAACTCCTGGTATTTCTTGTCCAGGTCTTCATCCATGGTTAATTCATACTCTTTGCACACCTTACGTTGATCTTCCTCACGCACACAGTCATTGAATACCAATGACATAGCAGCAGAGCGAATAGATGCGGGATCCATGCCTACACATAGCATGAATTTCTCAAATAACTTGAAATACTGCTTGCAGTTAAGATCAGCAGCAGGTGCAGTGATCAGGTAATGCTCTTCAGGAATGTAATCATCATCAGTCCAAGATGATGTCCCATAGGTGGGGGTGAAGGTTGCATCGAACTTGAATTGAACTTCTGCTTCGTAGGTCATTTTCCCTCGTAAAATTCTATTTTAAGTTGCCAGATAAGATCGTCGAATCGTTGTTCAATCTTGGACAATCGTTCTTCAATCAAATCCATACGATATTCTTCAATGGCTTGGCGTTTAACTGAGTATGGATCAATAGTAGCCATTGTGCCTTGAAGAGAATTTAGTAGAGGTCCATCAAACATCATCGGAATCAATCTCCCCACGAATCTCTGCGAGTTTTGCAGTTGCAAAACACTCTACCATAGTCCAGTAGAGTTCACCACTCATAGGGAAGTTATCATCACAAAAATACTCTGCGGTGTCTTCATGGAGTTCCCAGAGAGACTTGATGGTTTCGCGGTCAGTGATCATGGTGCGTCTTTGATTACATGGCTATAATATCAAGACCCAATGGACTCGTCAATGGGGCTTGTGACACTTTTCCACTGTCCTACTCGAATTCAGATAAATCAAATCCTTCCAGTGTCGAACTATTTGTTTCCAACTCTTTTATTTCATTGTTTATTGCACCTCTACCTCTTCTGTAAGACCAAGCAGTGCTTTGTTTCCCATCTCTTATTGATCTTAGAGCTGCTGATTTAGAAATGTAATCATTAATCTTTGCCAAATTTGTATTTTTTGTTGAATTTAATGCAGATTCTGCGGAGGAAATAGTAGAATCTGCGGAGGAACAAGTACCTCCACTTGGAGCTAAAGCACTGGATGAAGCATATGCAATACCAGCAGATACTGTGGTAACACCAGTTCCAACAATTGTTGTATATGTGTCTCCTTCACTTGCATAACTAAATGTATATCCAGTGATACTAGTTCCTCCGATACCACCATATACTGGGATATTTAATCCAGGCCAAGACTCATTTCCTTCATAATAGAAAGCAAAACCAGCACCAACTGAGGGTTCTGGATCTACATCTTCAATATAAGTCTTAGTTACATCAGGACTTCCATTATTAATCAAACTGATTACATGTCCATATCCAGTTTTATTGCTGTTTTTAACTAAGCCCACTTCTACAGGATTTTCTCCACTTGTGGTTGGATCAAAATTCTCTGTTGATCCAGTTTGTCTGACTACAAAGAAGTTATCATCCACAGTTCCACTTGAAGAGGTATCACTGATAAAGATCGTTGGATATGAAGTATAAATTCCAACATTAAAAATTGATTGAGATGTTGATGCTACAGCAGGCTTACTCAAAATAATTGAAGTTGTGTCTATCTCAAAAGTAACTGCACCTCCATCAGTTCCAACACCTGAAACGGATACAGTTGTTGTACCAAATCCAACGACAACACTATCTGTAGATGTAATTCCAGTTCTCCATATAGTATCTCCAGTAGTTATACCTGAGGTTGTATTAACTCCTGTAAATGCAAGGATAGTGGATCCAAAAGCAATACTTGCACCAAAGGTTGTACTTATTCCAAGTAAAGCTGTAGATCCAAATCCTACTACTTCTGGCAATGATCCAATAGTAAAGATCGTTGGTGATTCAATGTCATCAGTTATTGTATCACCAGTTTGAATTCCAGATAAGATAGAGAATCCGTTCGCAGTAGTAGTTGGGTCTAAAACTACCATATAAGTACTTCCAATACCTACAGAAGCACTAGGAAGTTCTTTTACTGCACTTGTACCATAGTCACGATCTTTCGGTCTCTTATAATACTTTGCACCATAATAATTGATTGTTCTATACTCTGAAGCAATCTTCTCAACTTTATATGTGTTATATGTTTTACTATAAGGATTTCCGAGAGTATCGATTCCACTAACAGTTTGAGTTGAATTTAAAACCCAATGTAAATCGTTTTTGCATCCTATACTAACTCTATCTCTATAAGCATCTTGAACAGCAGTGATCTTGGTGTTAATTTCATTAATTAGTGGTGGAATTTTCTCGTCAATATTAACTACTAACTCATCATACATATCCAAATCAACATCAAGTAATAATAACAGGTCGTTGATTTGAGTGTATTGTTCCCTCTTTGATTCTAACTCTTTTTTTAATGAATCAATAATTTTTGTGGACTTTGAACTAGATCTTGATGTGCTTATTCCAAGAGCAAGTTTTAAATTATCCCCTGCACCAGAAACAACACCAGTTCTGGATGATTGTGCAGTAGTTCCTATTCCTGTAGCCATTACTTATTCAACCCCAAATAATCTTGTCCTGGATAATCTTTGGCGGTTTCGCCTTCATACTCTACTATTAATTTATCTAAGTCTTTTCTTTCTGCATTAACAGTATAATAACAATTAATTGCACTACCCTCTCTATTTTTAATGATAATTTTTCTACCCCACTCAATTTTCTCAACGAATAATTCTTGATAGGATCCAAATGGAGTCAATTGAACAGTTATAGTTTCTAAATCTACCAATTCACTCCAATAATCTGGTACATTAATAACATTACTATTTTCAAGTTTTCCGCGAAAATAGACCCCAATTTCTGGTCCCTCTAAAGATACATAACGTAAACGATAACCTTCCTTACTTGGATGTTTAATATCAAACGATTTTGCGGGTAGAGCTTTTGCCTGAGTAATTTCTGCTCTAGTTTCGGGATTTATTCCAGTGGTTGTAGTAATATCACCAATAAATTTTGCTGCAGTACAAGTTGTGTCAACTGTAACTGTCTTAAAAACATTTACTGCAGAACCAGCATTCAATGCGGCTTTAAGATTGACACCACTAGTTGAACTTAATGCATTTCTAATTGTTGCACCATTCTTTAGTGAAAGACCCGTATAATTTCCGATCGCAGCTACATTTAGAATGCCAGTATAATTTGCAATACCTGTTACTTGTAGAGAAATTGGACTTAATCCTGGACCTATCATGCAGTTTGCAATAGGAGTTGGTGGAAAAGCACCAATCCAAACAGGACCACCAAGAACTGTTGTTCCTGGTAATGAAGGAACTGCCGGTAAAAATGAATAATCTATTGGACCAACTACAAGTTTATCTCCAACATATGCTACTGGCGTTGCGGGCATAATTCACCTCCAAATTAATCAAAGAAACTCTTAAACTTTTTAACAACTCCCAATACCTGACTTAATAGTGAAGATTGTTTTTCTTCAGCAGCATTGTTAGCTGCGTTCTGAATATTTCCAGTCGATTCTACAGTTTGAGCACCAAGAGAAAAACTATTTGACATTACTGTATTCATATTTGTTCCCTTAAAACTCTGAATCGGAGCATTAATAGAAACATGTTTTCCAGAAGTAATTGTTACCTCCGAATTTCCATCCAGTCCAACAATTCTGATGTTATTTGCTTTAATGACAATATCACCATCTAAAGCTTCGATTTGAATATCACCCTTCTTTGCTCTTATCACTTTTGCATAATCATTCTTATCCATATTTGGATCTGTGCCAGAAAGATCATAAGAAGTTTTTAAACAGTGTTGTTTATGATCTCCATTCTCATTGAAGATTATTCCTTGTCCGTGATCAGTAAAAACGGCGTAATCAATGCCTTGTCCCGTTATATCTTTCACACCACCAGATTTAATTATAAAACCTGGTTTTTTGTCAACATATTCTTTTTTTGGTTCGTCTGCCATTAGTTACACACAATCTACGACATTTATAACAGAAGTTATTCCAGCAATATTAGCATTATTAAAGAGATCTGGATTGTCCTCTATGAACTGAGGCTTGAACTGTAAGACTGGATAAATTACAGCGCCTTGACCCGTCGTTGTATTTATGTTCACTTCTGGACGAGTCTTGAATTCTTGTGGACAATTTGCAGACTTGAATGAAATGATATTTCCATTAGGAGTAACAATTGGAGTATAGATGCAATTTCCAACCTGTATAGTATCTCCAGAGGTGTATCCAACCCCTGGATTCTGTATCACCAAATTCGTATTAATTCCAGATACACCATTGGACAATCTTCTTTGACCAACATCTATACATGGTGGTGTTGTTGAACCTACACCTACTCCACCGGTACCTATTCCTGGAGAAGTTTCTTCTGATAGATTGGTCTGACAATATCCACTTCCAGTATTTACAATATAGATTGATTCAATTCTTCCATTTGATATTGTTGTTCTTGCTTGTGCTCCTCGTCCATAGTTCGTATTGTCAACAACTTTTATCTGTGGTGGGTTTGTATATCCAGAACCAGCATCACATAGTACAAACGTTACAATAGATCCGTCTATTTCGGATACAACAGCTTTTGCTCTGCCACCAGTACCATCGCCATATATTTTAACTTCTGGTGGAATACACTTATAAAATCTGGTTCCGATTGGAACTGGGGATATATCACCCTGATTTTGTGGATTAACAGCAATTTTCCTACAATCCGAAAAAGGAGTGTCTGAAGAACCAAATACTGATAGGTATCCTAAAGCTTCATTCGCACCTCCAAGTCCACTAAGAATGTCCATGTTACTGACAACATTAGCCCAACTGTCTATATTGGGGAAATTCAATCCGTCAAATGGATCCCATTCTTTTGTGCTCTTACAAGATAATGAGTCACACTCTAAGAAACTTAGAATTTGACTGATAATGTTTAATGCACCAGAAAGTGTACCAAAAATATCACTGATTCCACTTGCCAACCAATCTAAACCAGACATGACTGCAGCTAGTGCATCCTGTATCATATCTGCAATTTTATTGATCAATGAACCAGTGATTTCTTCTGCGGCGCATCTTGGGATATTTGGTGTCTTTCCAAGCAGACCATTCAAAAGACCCATAATAAAGTCCATGAGAGGACCAAAGAGTTTTTCAAATATACAGAAGATTATATTTAAAATATTTTTTGTAGCTTCTGAAATTGGTAATTGTAGAGGTGATGGAATTGTAATTCCAAGAACTTTGAATAATTTACCTATCAATTTAAAGATATTATCTCTCATTGCATTGATAGTAAACTTCATGAGAGTTGCAATTAGTCTAGCAACACTACTGACAGTTGATTGAATATCAACAATAATATTTCTAACTGGGTCTATAAAACCTAATGCTGTTTGTTGTAACCCATTAACCGTTTGGATAAATGTCTCTAAAGCATTTTTTATTTGGGCTAATATATTATCTCCACATCCGTTATCTCCCGTGACTTTACCAGTCTTCTTGAATTCATTTAAGAATAAAGCCTCGGCTCTGTCACCATAAAAAAGTCTGTCTCGAAACTTGACATTAGCTGCGAGATTCCAAGCAGAACCTGCAAGATCTGATCCATCAGAAGTTATTGGCGCAAATCCTGCATCTAAATCTAAAGTTCCCTCTGCATCTATACCAAAATTTGCATTTTGGAACATAGTAAATTGAGATCCTTCTCCCAATTTTTCTGGAACTTCTTTAGTTGTTCCGTCTGTGGTTGCACGTTCTCTTGTAGCTTGTGGCGAATTTCCCGATGCAAATGGACCTTTAAATCCAGTAAAGGGTTCAAATGGATTTGGATTATCAATATTTTCAACCATGGGACTTCTGTGAAAAGTTCCCATCACAACTGGTTGTTGAGCTTCCTCTCCATCTAGGAAGAATCCAACAACAGATTCTCCACCAATCAATAAAGGAGTTTTACCAAATCCACCCTGGCCAGGCGCACCATCAGAAGCTGACGTTAAAATGTGCGCCCAAGGTAAATCCTTATCGTCTAATTCGTTTCTATCAAAACTATGATATCCAATAATCCTTACTTTACATCTATAACTCCAGGCACCTTCTTCATTGTTTATGTTGACTTTTTCATTACGCCAAACAGATGGATCGGCAACTTGGCCGATCCACCAAATGAATCCGTCTCTACCTAGAAAATTAGATTTTATAAAGGATTCATCAATCATCGTATACTAGACACTCTGGTGAACTTGGATTTGCATCACAATATAGTTCAAGTGCGGTTGGATCGTGGTGATCTCCTGCAGCAATTTCTTCTTTGTGGTTTTCTGCGTATGCTTCTAACGCAGCAAGTTCTTCTTCTGTGTGTCTGCGTGCTTGTGGAGATGTTTGTGGATTGTCCAAAATCTCCTTATCATGTTGAATGTGTGTTTCGATGTCTCTCATTGTTTTGCTCCATAAAGTCCGTAGGAATCTCTGACTAACTTTAATGCAGTAATCATCTGACCCCCTTCGAAGTGATGTCTCACTTCTTTAATTAAATAGTTGCCGCTTTGTTCTGGGTCAACTTCACCTGATTTTCCTGCATCAACTTGATTAAATTGTGCATAAAGAATGTTTCCCGCTTTTAATTCAATATTCATCGGTACTGTCATATTTAGTGCCTGAGTGAACAGCAAATTATAACGAGCGAAAGATTTAGCCATATCGGTGTTGTCTCTACCAGAATCTGCAACATCTCCAGTAGAGTCTAACATACCTACGTCAGAAGATCTAAACAGGATTCTAGATGGCCTATTACCAAAATCTTTCGGGAATGGTAACTTAGAACCACCTAGTTTTGATTTAACTTCAGAATTTAAACTGTATGTTATTCCATCTACTTTATTTTGATATAAGTCATAAAAATAGGTTATGTTTGCATACATACCGACTCTCAGAGATTTCATCAAGTCTATGTTCTTTTCTAAGTTATAGTTTATGATGTTGAAGTCATTGGATTGATCGTTAGCTGAATTAGTTCCTGGACTATATTTGTACTTTGGAATGTCTTCTTTTGATGTACTTCCACTCTGGGTCTTTGTTTGGGAAACTAAACTATCAATACTTCTGAAATGATATCCATCTCTGTTTTCGTAAAAAACAAATCCAGCGACACCTTTAGCCGTTTTTCCATTATTTCCTGACGATGATGAAGATGGGACACCCTTTGGGCCCAACCAAGTAAGAATATGGAATGGTTTCTTTAGTGTTCCTATAAAACTATATGAGTTGGACGTTCTCTCTATATTTTGTGACTTAAACTTTTTCGTCTGTAGAACATCTTTCAGAATAGACTCTACGTGTTCGTTGATTGGTTTTTTCTGATATTTCTTCTGGACTCTTGCAGTTTCGTTTGTAAGTCCTTCTCTGGAACATAGATGAAGAGTGAAAAACTCAGACGTACCATCCGAAGACACTCCACTGACTTTATAAACATACATGGCATAATCACCAGTAAGTTTAAAATTGCCACTTGAAGTTTCAATATCTACATCTACTCGTTCTCCTCCACGAATAGGTAGTCCATTATAGATTGAGTATGACGAAGCACATTGTATCGTCATCATTACTGATGGAGACAACAGATCTTCATAATAATCGCAAAAAATTGTAGAACTTGTTAAGTCAATCTGTTTTCCCGCTGCAGACTGAATAGTAATTGAATTAAACTTTAAGGTTGTTACTGCTGACATATTACGTTCCAGATAAATTCGTTAATAAAGCAGTGGTGAATAAACTATTTAACATCTGATTTTTGGAGACTGAAGGCATGATTGTAGCACTACTCCCGTCACTGGATGAAATTACTACAGGCCTTTGTTGAGGTCCTCCACCAGGAGATCCCATCATCATTGGCACCACTGTTACGTTTTGAGTTGGCATACTATAAGAAGGATATTGTTGTACCTGTTGTGGTTGTACTGGTTGTTGTGAAGTCGCTTGAACTTGTGGTTGAGGCGGTGCAGGTTGTACCGCAGGGCCTGCGGAAGATATCTGTTGATTTATCATACCAGCAATAGTTGAAGCACTTTGGCTGGGGGCAGCTATCTTTGCACCAGGAATTAACTGGGCATTACTATCACCAACAAATGTAGCTCCCTTATAATCTCTTGCAATTGCGTCTGCGGAAGCCTGAGTCAAATGTGCATATCCGATTGCTCCAGAATTATCTGTTGGTTTATATTGACCCTTTCTCACAGTTGCTCCCATTTGTGTAGCAACCTCTTGTACTTGTTTGGAAACTTCTGCTGTTTGTCCAACTTCTGATGGTGGAACTACTACAACATGGAATCCTTTGTCTTGTAGATTTTTGATTGCTTGTTTGACTCCAAGAGCACCCTTAGAAGGATCTCCGTAATCATTGGTTCCTGCCATCAATACAGCAGTTGGTTTTCCACCTGTACCCATAACTCCACTTTGAGCAGTTACCTTTGATTTTTCCGATTCTGCTTTTGCCTTTTCTGGTGACAGTGGAGATGAAATCTTTTGAGCAGCTGAAATGTACCCATTTGGATCTGTGTGAGAACCATTTTTCCATACCTCAAAATGTAAATGTTCTGGGTATGCTTTTGCAGCAAACAATGAAGCAATCTGTTGTCCTCCATATACTACTGTCCCTGGAGCAACGGTTGGTACAACGTGTTTATATACAGATTGTTCACCATTACCATGATCTATTGTTATGATGGTATCTCCAGGTTCAACTGATCCACTATATCTAACTTTTCCTGTTTTCCAAGCGACTACAGGAGATCCTGGGGGAAGGCCTCCAATGTCTTGTCCACTATGGCCACCATAATTTCTAGGAGCACCATACTCTCCACCCTGAACTCCAACGGAACGATTAGATACAATTCCTCTTGGTAATGGGAAAAATGTATCTTTACTAATTGGTCCATCATATGGTTCTGAAGGAGTACTTGGAGCACCTCCAGAACCTTCATTACTATTTTCATCAAAGTCTAGACCTTCTAGATCTTCTGAAGTTCCAGAAGCTGAACTAGACCCAAATAAACCTCGAGCAGCAGCGACTTCAAATTCATAAACAACAGTGTCAAACTTGTCCAATACTCCTGGGAAAGTTTTTTCGGATATAGATGCAGCCGCTGATGCTTTCTGTTGTGCTTCTAACTGTGCTAATTTTTGTTCCTGTTTTTGCTCTACATTATTTGTACCACCAGTGCCAGTAGCTGCCTCATGTGCTCTGTCTCCTAAGTATCCACCAAGGAAGTTTCCGGCCATACTTCCTACTACTAATCCCAAACCAGGAATAGGAATCAAAGCCTGTCCTATTGCACCACCAATTAGAGAACCAGCAAGAGCACCACCAGCACCAGCAGCTGCTTTTCCTACACTCTCTCCTTCAGCGAGACCAGTAGCAAAATCTAAACCTGCAAATGCAGCATTAGCAATTCCTAATGCTTTGACTCCTCCTATTCGGAAACCTTTGTTCTTTGGTATTGGAGCTCCAGGTTTACCACTTGGTTTTCTTCCACCAAACATGTTTCCTATAAATCCAGCAACATCCAGAGCACCAGAAGCTAAAGAAGATAACAAACTTCCAGGTGTACCAAATGTTGATGCAACATTAATATTTGCTAGTTTTGATATCTTCTTTTCCCTTGGAAGTTTTATTGATTCTATATTCTTGACTTCCACCTGCATGAATCTCATGAAATCATCATAAGAATTCTTCGTAGATCTCATCTGAAATTGAGATCTTTTTGTATTTACAATGTTATTGAAAGCACTTACAAGCGGTGAACTTATTGCTTCTTGTTTAGATGGTGGTGCCATAATATTATCCGTCTATGATGTTATAAACTAATCTAGAATATAATGAAAGATAGTTATCATCATTACTAGAAGTGAAAAATGGAACCGTTACACCACCGCTCTGCATATTTGGTGGTGGTATAGTCTTAGGTGATGAGGAACTCTGAGTTTGTGGACTACTTGCATTAATAGGAGAAGCAACAGTAACTTGTGATTGTTGTTGTTGAACAGGAGGTTGAGCAACAGACTGTGCAGCTTTTTGTTGCATTTGGGCCTGACTTGTGTCTGGGGTTACCGTTGGTGGTGCCGTAACTTTTGCAGCACCTTGGGTTTGAAGTCTGGACTGGAATACTTTAGTCAGTTGCTGTTGTTTTTTAACTGGTTGTCCATATGCACTGACTCCTGCAGCTGTTGGGAAAGATGCCCACTCTGGCGCCAAAGCCGCTTGAATTCTTGGACTTAATCCTTCTTTTTGTAAAAGAGATTCCAACTCATTTTCATTATTAACTCGTATTCCAGCAGCATTTAATCTTCGTATTGTTAATACAACTGCTTGTTTATCCTGATTTTCTGGACTAAAGTCAAATCCACCTTGTCGTTTGGTTTTACCACCAAGATTTTCCCAAGTATCAGGCATAAACTGATAACGACCAGCGGCCGCACTAGAATATTTACCACCATGAATTACTTGGTCTGGATGACTTTCATAACCTTGGAATTGTCCGCCACCAAATTGAATGTTATATCCTCTATCTCCTTTACCCTCAGTTCCTTCTGCAAAAGCAATAGTGTCTAGTAGTGCTCGTGTTGCAGCACCCTGAGGTCCAGCAGCTCCTGCTCCAGGAGGCGCTGATGGTGTTGCTCCAGCACCAGGTCCAGAAGGTCCAGAACCAGGATCTCCACTTGCATCTGCACCAGATCCAGAACTAGGCATGGAGGATGATTGTGTCTGTCTTCCACCTCCACCACCACCGAGAGAACTTATTGCTCTAGAAAATCTCTCTAAAATACTATCAAATTTATCCAACAATGTTCCTGGTATTGTACCTTCAGATGTTGGTGCGGCACTGACATCTCCACCACCAGGGTTCATCATACCACTGACTACAGCTGTACCCAATCCACCAGCAAGAGCAGCACCACCCAACATTAAACCAGGACGACGCCTCATCATCCTCATGAGTCCATTGGGAGCACTTCTTCTTAGTGGTCCTCCAGGAACACTAACATCAAGATTAATTCCTCCTGGGCCAGTAGAGGCTTGAGGTAAACTTGAAAGTTGTTTTACTATTTTTACGATAGTACGTCTAACTAGTTTTGCAACGTTAAACGTTTCAGCAAATACGTTTTGTAAAGCTTTTAAGTTATCTCCGAGAGTCTTTACATTCTTCCTATTACCTAAGAACTGAATATAACCAATCGCTTCTCTGTATAAACTTAAGAAGTTATTTAAAATTGAATTCGGTCTAGCAGCATCAATCTGGTTCAACCTTGATTTATAATCATCCCCAAATCCTTTGAGGTTGTTATTAACCAGTTGAGTTACGTTTTGATTGATTGATTGTACTCTATTTTCTACATTGGTTAAAATGTTAGAAGATAGTGTTTGAATAATACTCTGAAGATCTGGTGGTTTTGCAGCAACTCCCGCTGCTGCACCTCTCTGGAATCCCACAATTTTGTTTGCAGCAGAAGCAACAACTCCAGTTCCAAGGGGACTGCCACCAGTGATGAAATTCTGAGCAGCTGCAGCCGTTGGTTGTTTCTCTTTTACAATAGTAGCTGGATTAAGTGGGGAACTAACTGCCACGGTTTGCCGCCTGTTGTACCTTTAGGTTTTCTTCTTCAATATGTATTTTCAATAGAGTGAGATAAATGTCTCTCTCCCAAGGCATCATGTTCTCAATCTCAGTCAAAGAGTATTTATGGAACTGCATGAGAGCGAAATTAATTCGAAAATATGACTCAAGATCAATATGAGCCATAATCAACCGAAAAAACTCGTTAATCCCTCCAGAGTTACAGTATTTTTAGCTTTTGTATTTGGATTAGTCACATCAAAAGTATGTGAGAGTTTAGGCATAGTTTCAAAGAACTTTTCAATCTTTTTGAATTGTTCCGTATTCATGCTTTCGATAAACTCGATTAACTCTTTCTTAGTACAGTCTGAAGCAGCCCATGCTTCCTCTGCGGTGAAGATGGATTCAATACACGAAGTAATAATATCAAATGATTTTTCAATCGTTGATAACGATTCGTTGGAAGAAAAATCAAAATTGTTTTTGATAAACTGATCCAATGAAGGATACTTCATTTTAATAACAATATCATCATCAACTTTGATTTCTGTGGAGTGGTCTGGATCTTTTTGAACATGTACTTCATCAACATATACTTTTACAGGAACTTCAGTAGTTCCATCATCAGAACAAGTGATGATAAGATCAATAGATTCTCCTACTGATTTTCCACGAACATTGAGGAAAATATATTCAATGTCAAAAGAAGGCAAATCTTCTACTTTGATTCCTTTAGTTAAAATGCAATCCTTTAGAACAGATTTGATTGCAAGAGTAATTTGTTTTACATCTTGACTTTCTAGAGCTAGGATTAGAACTTTTTCTTCTTTGACTAAGAAAGGTCTATATTTTATCGTTTTTCCTGTAGATGGCAACTCAAGTTCATAAGTTGGAGTCGCAATTTTGGGTAATGGCATAGAGAATTATGTAATCAGTTAAACGTATTTAGAGTGGTTTGAAGTCGGGAGAAACGTCAATTCCAGAGTTGACTCCAAATGTTGGATAGGAGGTTAAATTACTTGTATTGTTATTTGCCCAGGAAACTGATGGGTTAGCAAGACCTATAGTATCTCCATTAGCAGTAGTATTTGGATTTCCATAATTATTTACACCAGTTCCAAAATGATTTAGAATTACATATCTATCATACTGAAAAGTTACTGTTGTTTTTGTGATAGTACTTCCTTCATAAGTTACTGGCAATGCCGTTAAGTTCGTAGGCATAGCATTGATAAACTTATAAGTTAACATTGAAGGAGTTCTTTCAACATTTCTGGTAGCGGGGTCTATGTAAATATCTCTTTCAAACTTGGTAATGGCTACATCTCTTTTATATGTTTTTGGATATCTAAATCTATAGAATTGTGAATCATCAAACTGACCAACACCACCCCTAGGATTTCCAGGTACTTTACCTTGTGTGTTGTAAAGGGGATTGATAAAGTTCAACCACTCTTCAAATAGACGAATAATTCCATATTCTGCATCCACATAGAAAGTCATGGTAATTTCTGGAAAGTCTCTCCTTACGGGAAATCTTTCAACAATTCCCTGTCTACTTCCCGTCTCTTCTGCCATAGCCATGGATACACCAGGAAGAGCAGTTTCATTGCACATGAATTCATAACGAAGAGAATTCAAAGCAGATCTTCCACCATTGAATAAATTAGATCCCAATACACCACAAGACACCAACCAAGAATTAATATCAGTATCTGCATCCTCATCTGATACAGTATCTCCCAAATATAAAGTTACTTTGAATTGACTTGTGACTGATAATTCACCAAACAATTCACGAACACCAGGAAAACTTGAACGACCATCGTTCGTGTTTCTTGGTAGAGTCATCCTAGCGTAAATAGGATCTACTCTATACTCGTTTGATGGGAAGTCCGGCCTAAATGGTTCAGCCATCTATAAATATTTCTTAAGTATCTATAGTATGTATATGAGTTATAAGGGGAAATACAAACCATCAAATCCAAAAAAATATAAAGGCGATCCAACTAACATCATATATCGTTCTCTCTGGGAGAGAAAATTCATGCGATATTGTGATTTGACTGAAAGTGTTGATCAATGGGCGTCAGAAGAATTTTGGATTCCATATCGTTCCCCTCTTGACAATAGAGTTCACAGATACTTTCCAGACTTCTTTATTAAATATAAAGATAAAAATGGAAGTATACGAACAGTCATAGTAGAAATTAAACCAAAAAATCAAGTACAAATGCCCGAACAAAATCCAAAAAGACGAACAAAGTCATGGGCTTATAAAGTTCAGACTTGGGTAGTAAATCAAGCAAAGTGGGAAGCAGCAAAAGAATTCTGTGCAGACCGTAACTATGAGTTCAGAATTATGACAGAAGAGGATCTAGGAATATGAGTTTCGATGGTATATTCCAACCTGGAGAAGGTTTCGGATACGATCTGGTCAAAAAACTTAAAGGAAAAAATGTAAAAAGTGATACCTACACTGGAGAGCTTAGACAGTATCTTGGTGAACTTGAACAATTTGACGTTAACGAAATTGATACTGGTGGTATAGAAGTTGGTAGATTATATTTCTTCATTTATGGAGCACAAACTCCTGGACTTAAATTTTATGATACTCAACCATTAGCATATATTACTGAAGTGAATTACAACGCAGGGTATTTCATCGGAACAAACCTACACTATCTTAATAGAAAAGTAAGGGAGGGTGTTGCGAAAAGCCTGATAAATAATCACAGTACCGTGGGTGTACCTCGAAATACTATACATCGTTATTTCTTTTCTGGAGTTAGTGGGGGATTTTTGAGAGTTCCAGAAAAAGATTGGCCGTCTGTTGCATTATTGCCCACTGAGAAATTTGTTGATGATAGAGGACAACCTTTCCCCAATCATAGAGCTTGGAGCAAACCCTAAGTGGCATTTACAACAGTCAATAAAGGATTCACTCAGAAAAATGGCGTAACGTATGATTTACAATACAATACGCAGACTGGTGATGTCCAGATTATCCAACAAAATGCGCCACCAGGAACTAAGCCAATATACCAAGATGGAAAATGGCTTTCTACCCCTGCTGCATCTTCTTTTAATGCAACAGAACAAACCCAAATTCATTCACAAGCAATAGTATCAATTCAATCCGCATATAATGCTATTGGTGGGAAAAACTCTGGAGCAAATATACCTCAATGGGCTTCTAAAAACTTTACGAATGGTCAACCTGGTCAAACTTCTGTAACCCCAAATTCAGCAGCTTCTGGAACTCAAGGTTCAACTTCTAATGGGGGGTCTGGTAATATATTCTCATCCATTTTAAATCCTGGACAAACTTTATCAAATATTGCGGTTAATGGGGGTCAGTTTGGAGTTGGTAATGAAGAACAATTGTTTGGTGGAACAACAAACATGAAATATCCTGATGACTTGATGACAAGTCTACAGGATCACTTCGTTATCTCGATGTTTTCATACAAACCCTCATCACAAGCGCAGTTGTTTAAGGGTGGTACTCAAGGTGCTCTTTCAATTCTTAAATCTGGACTTCAAAATTCAGGCAATCTAGAAAAAAGAATCGGAACAGTTTATCTACCGATGCCTCAAAGTGTTTCTGATAGTAACAATGTCAGTTGGGGTGGCGAAAATATGGGCAACATAGCGGCAGCAGTGGCAGCAGATACTATGGGAAATGTTGGCAAAAAGGGTATGCAAGCCCTCGCTGGAGCAATGGTTGGCGGTGTTCTTGGTACAGGAATGAAAGCGACGGCATCAAAATTCATGCAAGGTGCAAACCTAATTGGTTTACTTAATAATGGAGCTCAAAATAACGATTCTCTAAAGACATTAGTAACATCAGATGTAACTTCAAAATTAGTAAAAGCTCAAGGATTCGCAGTTGAATCCGAGTCAATTCTTGCAAGAGGTGCAGGTATTGTTCCAAACTCAAACCTGGAGTTATTATTCAATTCACCGACTTTGAGATCCTTTACATTTACTTATAGACTTTCTCCAAGAAGTGAAGAAGAAGCAAAGACAGTCAGAAGAATCATTAGATTCTTTAAACAAGGTATGGCAGTCAAAAAACTCAGTGGTAAATCTGGTCAAGCCTCATTCTTCTTAGGCACTCCAAACGTGTTTAAGTTGGAATATCGGAATGGAACAAGACAAATTGATGGTGTGAATAAATTTAAATCCTGTGCATTGACTTCCTTTAGTTGTAATTTTACACCAGAAGGTGTGTGGGCTGCATATGAAGCAGGACAACCAATTTCTACGGTGATTTCAATGAAATTTGATGAACTCGAACCAATCTTCGATACAGATTATCAAGAAAATAACATCTTTGCTGGTTTAGGAGAAAGTCTATCTTCCGTAAATTCAAATTCAGTGGGGTATTAAGAAATGGGATATTTTAACGAACTTCCAAATCTACAAGTACTAAACAGGACAAAAAATCAAATCTCTAATGATGAAACATTAGAAATCAAAAACATCTTTAAAAGAGCAAAACTCAGAGAAGATATTGGTTCTGTTGCAACTGCTTTTGAATATTACATGATTACTGAAGATGAAAGACCGGATCAAGTTGCAGAGAAAATTTATGGTGATCCAGAATTAGACTGGGTAATCTTAACTACTAATAATATTACAAATATACAAGATGAGTGGCCATTGAATGTGGATTCTTTCAACAAATACATGTTGGACAAGTATGGATCTGAAGAAGCATATACAAATATTCACCATTACGAAACAATCTCTCTAAAAGATAGTTTTGGCAGAGAAGTTTTTCCAGGCGGACTCATTGTTGATGAGGCATTCTACAATTCACCAGAGTATAGAACAGTTACAGACCCTCCATTGGGAGTAATTTTTCCTTCAATTTATATTCCAGGAACTCAGGCAGTTTTAACTCCAGTAGTTTCTGGAATTGCAAATTCAATTACAAATGTTCAGATTGTAACAGGTGGATTGGGTTACCAAAAAGTACCCACAGTCAATATAACACCACCACCAGTCACAGCGAATGCTTCAGCATCCGCAGAAATAACAGATTTCAGAGTTTCTGGAATTACAACTTTAAATGGTGGCCAAGGTTTTAACTTCGCACCAGCAGTAATCTTCTCCGATCCTATTGAATCTGTACAAGCAACAGCAAGTTGTGAACTGGGTGAAGGGATTGAAATTGATCAAGTAACCACAGCATCAATTAGTGAAGGCGGAATAGGATATGGATTAACTGCACCAACAGTAACTTTTGGTTATTCTCCTAGAGTTGTTTATGGTGTTTATAATAACCAATCAAGTAACTCAGTGGGAAATGATGTAGAGGGATTTTATTTCAGAGAAGATGGAACAAAACTTTATACAGCAAGTTTTACTGGATCAGATCAAATTAAACAATATGATCTAAGTGAGGGTTGGAAAGTATCCACGACATCACTTACTTATGAATTGGATGTAAGTAGTGATTTTGGTTTTACAACAGGTGTGGAATTCAAACCAGATGGAACACTAATGTATGTTACCGGTGGTACTGGAAGTAACTACAAGATTGTTACCTATGAGTTAGGCACTGCATGGGATCTTTCTACTGCATCTGCAACGAATTCAATTACTCTGGCTTCCCCTGGTGGAATTAGATTTAAGTCTGATGGAACGTCCATGTTTGTGTTGGATTTTACCAATCCAGACACTATTAAAGAGTATTCTCTGTCGTCTGCGTGGGATATTACTTCAAGAAGTGGATCTACAATTCGCACAGTTGTTCTTGCAAATCCATCTGGGGACAATGGTATTTTGGGATTTAGTTTTAACTCTGATGGAACAAAAATATTTGCCACAAGTGAAGGTACATCAAGTATCTATGAATATGACATGGATACTTGGGAGATTGATACAGCAGTCTTTACATATTCTTTCTATGTTGGTGACAGAGTTCAAGCTCCCTCTGACATATTCATCAAACCAGATAGAGAAAAATTTGTAACAGCAGGTGGTACTAGTGATAAACTTTTTGAATATAACATTACTTCTACCGCAAAAGGAATCACAGAAGTTACAAACGGATCTTTAAGTAATATTGTTATAACCAACCCAGGAGTAGGATATACAGAAGCTCCAACAGTGACAATTGGAAGTCCATATCCCAGAGAAACTGCAACTGGGACAGCAAACATAACGTCCGGTGTGGTAACATCAATTACAATCACAAACTCTGGATTTGGTTATACAGTAGCTCCAACTATAACTATCGCAGATGCTCCGATATCTAGAAATGCAATTATAGCTGTTGAACTATCAAATACTGGTATATCAACATTTACTATATTTGATGGTGGTTCAAATTACGTCAACAGTCCAGTAATCAGATTAGATGCTCCTGATGAAATATTAAATGTTGACATTGATGATGAATATTTGCAAGATACAAGAACTTGGAAGTGGAATGGAACTGTTTGGCAAGAAAAAATTACAGAAGAATTTCAATATTTTGATCCAACTCAAAGTCAAGTTCTTAGAGTTCCTGGAACAACTTTGTCAAAACCAGTTACAAATTTTGAATATGAATCGAATTTAAATGATTTAAAGAGAAGAATTTACATCCTACAACCATCATACTTATCTACGATAATAACCGATCTTAGAAACATTATGACCTATGATGATGAAGATCCTAATTACCTCAATGATAAACTGAAGAAGACGTATAACGAGAAGATTATGGGCATATAAAAAAGGGGATCCCTAAGATCCCCCGAAAAGTTTAATATATGCGGCAATAACTAAGAGAGTTAAACAAAATCTCTCGTATGTCCACTTCATCAATCAACTCTCAGCGAGTCGTTGGAAGTAACTCAGGGCATCATCTGCATCTTCATCATCTTCCTCAACACGAGCAGCAGGCTTAGAGATCTCGAAGGAAGGAACAGAACGCTTCGGAGAGGGTTCCCCACGACGTTCGGCTTCCCACTCTTCCTCTTCTGCGACTACTTCTGGATCCTGAGTCTTAGGCGTGCCACGGACTCCCAGAACGTAGTCTAGGCGCTTCTTCAGATCTTCATAGGACTTGAAGTTCTTAGCATCACTGAACTCATTGAGATCGTTCAGGTTGTTATAGATCTTCTCCAGTTTATCATCATCATCCATCAGAGGTTCGACACGATCGAACTCAGACTTGTCATAGTTCCAGTAACCTTCAACCTTACGAATCTTCAGTTTGAAGTTAGCACCAGCCCAGAAGTCAAAGGGGTTGATGGCTTCTTCATCTGCAAACTGAGGTTGCATCGCTTCGGTGATCTTATCAAAGATCTTCTTACCGAACTTGTACAGGAACACACGACCCTCGTTCTCGGGGTGTGCAGGGTCAGCAACAACGTAGATGTTTGCGTAGTAAGACAGTTTACGTTTCTGTTTACGAGCAGTCTCCTTATCACGATCAGAACCACTGTTCCACAGAACACGATTGTGTTCGGACACAGGATCCTTCTGACCCATCGTGGTCAGGGAGTTCTCGATATACCAACCACCAGGGCCTTGGAACGCATGGCTCCAGACTTGTGCCCAGGGAAGTTCACATCCCTCAGGTGCAGGAAGGAATCGGATCACTGCATAACCGTTACCAGCCTTATCGACTTCGGGTTTCCAGAAGCGGTCATCAGCACCACCTTCTCCACTATTCAGTTTTTCTACTTTCTTGATCAGTTTATCAGTCAACGAACCAGCACGGGACTGTTTCTTGAGATCAGCAAAAGACATGTTTGTATTCTCCGTATTTGTTGGGATTTGGCCTTTGGGACGACTTTATCTTACAAGGTGCAAGAAGGGATGTCAAGCCCTAGTCTCGTGGCATTTCCTCTGGATTTGCCAGTTCCATCTCGAATAAAAGTGGATGGCACTCTTCGTCAATCAAATAGTTTGACCAACGATACATGTCATCCGTTGTATAAGACTCGTTATTATACGCCTCGCACTGAACATATGGATCATCTTGCATTACTAGAGGAATATCATCAAAAGTAAATGGTATTCCATTTATAAAAAACATATCTACAATTTCACCATTGTGGTAACAATAAGAAGAAGTGATCTTGTAGTGTGATGTCATTTTACTCAATCTCTGCGATTTTATCTAAACGATCTAAGGTGTTCTCCATTTCGGAGAATAGTTCATTAATGTTGTTGCCTTCAAATCCAAGGAACTCTGCAGCATCTTGGATTCTTTGTTTCATTTCTAATGCTTCTGGATCATCTGATAGAGAAACTCGGAAATACAAGTTCTTTTGTTTCTCAAGAAAAGTTCTCATCAATTCAACATGTTCTTTTTTCTGCTCCTTGTCCATCATAGGAGCTTTAAAAGTTTCTTCTATGATTTGTTGTTGCAGTTGTTCCATCTCTTTGATGGCTTCTCTTACGATCTCGGATTGAAAAAATCCACTCACAATACGATCTCCTTTAGTGTCTGAGTATACTTTTCTTTATCAATATTTAGGAAGGATTTGTATTTTTTGATGCGTAAACTGACGGATTCCCACACTGGATCTAAGAGTTTCTTATCAAAGTTCTTTGAAAACATTAGGATCATATCCATTATAACAAAGGTTTCTATGGATATACCTTTTTGTAAATATTTTTTAAGGATTTCTGGGTGCGATGAACCCTTAACTGCAAATAGATCTTCAAAAGTATCTTTATGCACAAAGACTTCAGCTTCAGTCTTGAACATATAGTAGAGACTTTGGGATCTCTTTAACCAGTTCTGATAATTCTGTTCACCTGACTCAATAATTTCACCGATCCATAGTTTAGAGGGATCATCACATTCTACAAAATTTGCCAGGAAGTATTGTTTAATCTCGTCATCAGATTTCTGACGAGACATTCGTTCGAAGAAGTAACGATCTTTCCTCTTGTTGAACGATTCTTTTGAAGCTCTAGACTTCCCGCAATATTGAAAGTAGTCGTAATTTGGTTTAGTGAAATGATTCTTGAATGCCAGGTACGTTTTGTATACCTCTATTGGCGTCATAAATCAAAATGTCAAACGAGCACGACTTGTTTTTTTGAGAAAGTTGAGTTGAGTTGCTTCACTCTTAAGTTTCTCTTTTAGTGGTTTCGAGATCAGTTTAGAGACTGATTCAAATTCAATACCATTTTCTTCACAATATGTGACGATGGCTTCGATGTAATTGATCTTGGAAGTCATTACAAGATATTCGATGTCTTGGGCAAACTTAGACTGACAGAGGAACTTTTCTTTGATTAGATTGTTTACATCTTCAGTGCTGTTCTGCATAGGTTTCTTGTGTGTGATGAGAGACGAACTCTCTGATGTACTTGGTAAGAAGTTTAATATAGTAATCCTTGTTACGTTTTTCATAGACAAAACATTCTCCATTTTCAGCTACCATTATGGTAATCAATTTTTTAACCGAAATACCGGTCATTTCATAATACATGCAAGCATAGGCTACTTCTTGGACAAAGTAGTTTTCAATCCACTCTTCTGGTTTGATTTTCTTTGAGGTCTTAAAGTCAATGATTGCGAGTTCTCCTTCGTATTCCGCGATGCAATCTACGCGACCCGCAAGACCAAGATAGTCACTGTATAGTGACTTTTCTAAAGCATGTATGTTATTTATACGATCTAGATAAGGTTTGGCTGCGAGAAAGAGAAACTTTGTAGACGGAAGTGGATTATAGTCATCCACGTTTTCATTGAGCATATACTTTTCTACAAGATCATGAAACTTAGTTCCACGATCTGTAGCAATTCTAGTGATACGATTCGCTTCCTCATCACCGACTTTTTTGCGCCACTCAATAAACTTTTCTCTACCATAAAAACTGGTAACAGAAGTGATAGAAGGATACAACTTACCAGAAGGAACCCTGTAGAAACGGGTTCCTTCGATACTCTGTGCTTCTAGATCAACTTCTTCTTTGAGATAATCTAGGTGTTTGAACTTCATAATTATGCATTCTGTTGAGTGGTGGATTTTCAGTATTAAGCTCTTTTATAAAAAATACTTGAGTTAATCTAGGTTCGTTGGGATTGCAGAAAAAATTATTTTCTCTATGAAATATTTTTGAATCATAACATATCAATCTGTTATATTGATTTTTCACTTCCAATGTTTCTTGAAATGAATTGTTGTGTATTGATATTTGTTTTCTGTATGATTCTATATCAATGTCATCAAGATTGTTATTTTTATATAGATTATGTCTCATATCCGTAGATAGATTATAGTCTATTTCTGGACTATCGTCAATAAAGGCGCCAAACATAGTTCCGGAATCTGGATTTGGAGATGGAGTAAGATATATTACCCCTGCAGCCAGAGTACAGTCGGAATCTGAATGAAACCACCCATTATTTAAAAGATCTTTTACATTCTCAGAAAATGGATATATTTTTTGAAAAAAAGATATCACTCTAAAGTTAACATCTTCATGTCTATAGTTATAAAAAAGAGAAAGAACCTTCAAAGTAAACTGAACATTAAATTTATTGTCTATTTCAAATAATGGTTCGGTTCTTTCTCCTGGATAAATTCCTTCTATTTTGCTATATTTTAAAGAAAGAGCAAAATCTCTAATTTGATCCGGATTACTATAGAAATTATCAACACATGTTATAGGAAACATTTTACATACCCATAGCCAATTTAGTGACAATGTAGTTCTTGACAAGTCCAGAACGAACGATATCCTCAACACCAAATTCTACTGAAGAGAAATCATATTCCATTGCATTGATGATCTTCATGAAATCTAGAATACCATTCTTTTCATGAGTCTTAACAAGATCGGATTGTGTAGCATCACCACAGAACATGATCTTACTATTTTCACCAATACGTGTAATTATACTGTCAAGTTCATGAAAGTTCAAGTTTTGCATTTCATCAACAAGTACGATTGCATTGTCAAGAGTTGTTCCACGAATGAAACTTGTAGACCAGAATGAAATCGTTTCCTGAGACTTCAGGTTACCATAGAGCATTTCAAAGTCAGAATCAGAAGCAAGTTCAAACATGTACTTAACCATGTTCTTATAAGGAATCTGATACAGTGCGGCTTTATCTTCGTGATCTCCTGGAAGGAAACCAATCTCACGAGTAGATACAAGTGACCTTACGATGTAAACTTTTTCGTAAGGAGTTCTTTCATCAAGAACGTCTTTCAGTGCATGGTATAGAGCAATGAAAGTTTTACCTGTACCAGCAGCACCATAAGCAAATAAGTTTTTCCCTTTTTTATATTCGTCAAAAAACTTAGTTTGATTATCCGTTAACGGTTCAATATTAACCATTAAGTCTGAGTTGATCGGCTTCTTGCGGCGCATCTGTTTTGCGCTCATACCAATTCCAATGTTACTGTTGGAGGTCTTTCTTTGTCTTGCCATAAGTTTCTATACTGGTAATTTGGTATCAACCACCCAGGAAGAGTGTTTGAAGTGGATGTTTTGTTTTATTATTTAACAAGTGATGCCAAACATATTTTGCGGCACCAATTGCAGTCCCACCATCATGAGCTGTGGGATCAATAAAAAAGTTTATTTCTGGAAATTCTTTAATGTACTCATAATTATTGACACAATTTAAGAAATAACCACCGGACAATACAACATTTTTCGTTCCCGTTTTTTGGATCAATTCTTTTATCAGTTTTATCGTATGTTTTTTAGTTTCTTCTTGCAACTTTTTTGAAAGATTAGCGGCTAAGTTAAATATAAAATCCGAATCTTCAGGTAACTTATATTTGGACTTATGTTTACCATAATATTCTTCTAGATACTGAAAAATAGTTTTATTGTCCGATAACCAACTATCGGTATAACTGTCATAAGAAAACCACTCTTCTTCTCCAACTTCATCTATATTTCCATAGGGCGATAGTCCCATTGTCTTTCCAGGGGATTGAGTATCGGTGAAACAACATACTTTATTAAACAATGCACCACAACTAAGAGTTGTTGTCCACAATTTATTCTTAGAAAGTCTAATAGAAAAATTATCTGTTTTATTAAGATTCAAATAATCATACACTTTTTTTATTTCATCGTACTTTCCAATTTCTGGAAAATAATACATCGACTCGACTTCTCTAGAATCATCATTGTCTAGAAGATAAACTCCGCCTCCATCCAAAATTAAAGCAGCTGCTTCATCAAATCCAGAAGAATAAAAGGCAGTGCAGGCATGATACAAATGATGTTCCCAATTCCAATGATCTTTATCGTATGTTATTTGAAATTCGCCAAGACGTTTTTTTACAAGATCTATGATGTTTTGGTCTGAAATATCATAATAAGATTTATCCCTACCGTAAGAAGCAAAAATGATATGATCTAAATGATTAGTATATTTAAGTATGTCTTTTAAACATAAAATATCACTATCTAAAACCCATTCTTGTTCTTTTTTTCTACTTATCCTGTCATCTTCAAGATAAAATAACAATTCCCCATCCTTTAGAAGAGCGATGGAAGCATGGTGAGAAATGTTAATACCTAAAATATACATGATTAACTATTTGGAACTACTACTAATTTGTTTTCCTCTGGAAGATAAAGATACTCAATTTTACTATTTTCAAGTGTCCAGTATGCATGATCAATAGTGTGACAAATAACTTGGCCTCCCAAATTAAAAGAAGTATTAAACAACATCGGAACAGTTGTTTTTTGATAAAAACACTTAATTAAATTGTAATAGTGATAGTTCTGTTCTTCTGTTACAGTTTGAATTCTACAAGTATCATCTACATGAAGAACTCCCGGTATCAATTCTTTTTTATCTTGTTTTACTGGAATAGCATACATCATATAAGGAGATTCCTTTAGAGTCAACATCTCAAACCAATCATGAGCATGTTCCAACAAAACACTGGCAGCAAATGGTCTCCACCATTCTCTTTTCTTTATTGAATTTACTGTATTTCTAGCATTTGGATCTCTTGGGTCATAAAGTATTGACCTATTTCCCAAAGCCCTAGGACCACCCTCGGTTTTTCCTTGGAATATAGATACAACTTTCTGTTTTTCCAGCAATTCAACAACGTCTGAATAATGAACGTCATTAAATTCCATTGTATTTTTTGACGTTTGCATGTTTAAATTTTCTTCACCGTTGAACCAGGAGCTTTTGAAGCCTTGTGCAATACATCATTCCATCCAGGATTACGATTGACCAATTTATCCCTCCATTCACCAACTTCTCCGGGTGAGGGACATGTAGAAGGATCAGACCAATCACGAGTCCATTCAGGGTTATCTTTCTTCCACTGATCCCAGTCGTGAACGCTCAGTACCACTTCTTTCTGTTCACCAGTAGCAGTATTAATAACAGGATAAGTCGCCATAGTTATAAAGTCAATATAAGTTATTTATTGGTCAATTTTATGAGCAACATAGTGTTGGTCGGACACTTGTTGTATATCCCATTTTACCACAGGTTGTACATAATAACTACTATCTTCTTTAAGTTTAAATTTACTATGGTTCTTTCTATTAAATTTTTCTAGAACTAGTTTATGTACGATGTTATCATCCTCAACATTATTATATGTTTTGATATGATTTCTGATAGCTTCAATTAAACCAGGGTTCTCATGATATGCTCTGAAATTTTCTACTCTTTTCTTTGCTTCATGTGGTAGAGAAAATAAAGTCTTCTCAGCAAATTTGATCTCCACATGTTTAAGACCAAGACGTAATAATCTTTCATACAACTCGGTATCTTCCCAGGCAGTGAAGTTGTCTATGTTCTCATTATAACCACCGATCTTAAAATAATTTTCTCTGGTGATGTATAGTGTTCCCCAGAGAGCTTTGAAGTACAAGTAATGTTGAAACTTGAACATCTTTGACTGATTATTCTCATCATAAAAACTCCATGACTCATCAGTTCCAGTCAAGAATGAACTGTTATCAATAGTATGGTGTTCAAAGAAATTAAAGTATGGATTCAATACTGTATCGGAATCTAATTTTAGAATACGATCACTAGTAGTCAGAGAAGCAGCAAGATTCAGTGGTTGTGGTTGATTGAAATAAGGTTCATTTGGAACTGTGATTATTTTAATTCTACTATCCAAGTCCGACAAATAGGATATTGGATCCTTGGAGTTCCAATCAGTTACTATTATTTCATCTATCTCATCAAACTGTATCCACGAAGATATGGATACAGCAAGAGCCTGACCTCTATTCCCACATGCAGATATTACAGAAACACTCATACCTTCACAGCTTCATAAGTTTGATCAGTTAATTGATTTAGTTCCCATTTGTAAATTGGTTCTCGATACCAATCAACTTTCATAAGAGATTCAAAACTACCTACAGATAAATTTCCGGACTCTTTTACTTCATCGAACATCTTCATCATTTTGGAGAGCATGGGCATAGTTTGATGATTTTTACCTTTACATAACTCAGTCATGTATTTGTAAAACTTGTCATCATCCAAATCTTTCTTTGTTTTACTTAGAAAATCTTTTATACCTTCAAATGACTCGAAGTTTTCCACTCGATGTTTATCTGTGTGTGCGATATGTAGAGCAGTCAATCTTTGAACATCAATGTTCTTTGGTTTGAGCCCATAAGACATTAGTCTCATACACAACTCATCATCTTCTACTGCATAATACTTACCCATATTTTCATTATATCCACCAACTTCTTTGAAAATATCGGTTTTTACATACAACATTCCCCAAAGAGGATATAAGAAATAAGCATCCATACCCTTCTGATCAACACTATTACATCCAGATATAAAAACATCTTCCTCAATCTTGTGAAGATCGAAGAAGTTCCAATATGGATTTAAGATGTGATCGCAATCCAACTTCAAAAGATACTCACTCTTGACCAAAGATGCAGCAAGATTGAGTGGTTGGGGTTGATTAAAGTAAGGTTCGTTTTTTACAGAAATTATTTTTACTTTCTTACTTAATTTCGTTAGATGAGTTAGGGACTCATCAGAGTCCCAATCAGTTATTATAACCTCATCTACTTCATCAAACTGTATCCAGGAGGATACAGATATTGACAAAGGCTTTTTACGATTCTTACATGCAGTTATAATCGAAACACTCATTGACTAATATCAAGTTCAGAATATTCTAGTTTTTGAAGTTCTTCTGGATTAATTTTTTTAGTTTTGAATTCTCCATTAGAATCACTATATTCAATGATATACTTATTGTCTTCGGTTGTTCCAACGATTGTACACGCTGTTGGTGCATTATCCTTTGATAGGACTTCAGTTTGGTAATACATGTTACACTTTTACGAAGTACATTGTATATATCACCATTCCAAAGCCTCTGCAACAACAGGGAACTGTTCTTTGAATACTTCCTTACAAGCATTCGCAATGTCCATATGTTCCTTCTGAGTTCCATTAGCAGAACGCAGATTGATATAATGAATCCATGAACGACATGAACCACTCATGTAGATACGAGTCGGCGTGCAGAGAGGCAACACATTGCGAGCACATTCCTTTGCGATACCTTCATCCAACATCTCTTTATACAAATCCATAGACTGTGTAAAGAGATGTTGCATCTTCATCTCGAACTTCTGTTGGACGAAAGCATCAATGTCGTCAATAGAATTCTGACGATTCTTGGTATCTTGACGACGAAGTTCTGGGAGCGGGATCGTCTCTGCGAGTAGGGAAGAATCAGCATAACGTTGCGAAAATTCTTGGTATGTAAATGAACGGTGACGCAAAATCTGGGCCGCGATTGCACGAGTAGTCTCAATCTCTAGAGTCATGAACGACTGTTCAAAGACACTCCAGTGGTTGTGTTTGATGCAATACTTTAGAAGACCCGCAACGTTAGGATTCTCTTGGTTTGCGGGATTACTGACACGAGCAACGTATCCCATCGTCGCTTCAGCATCTGGGGTAATAGAAACAAGTTTAACAGTCATTTAATTCTCAGTCAGGGTAGCCGTCGTCGTCTTCAAAAATTTCATCATAATCATGTAGAGATGGATCCAAATATCTCTGGGTATCAGAGTAAACTTCAGATTCCAAAACTTCTACAAGAGATTTGAGATTTTTTACAATAAGTTTGAGTTTTTCTTTGTCCATACTTATGTGTATTCTCTGTTCATTTTAACACAAAAAAAGGAAGGGATCAACCCTTCCTGTTAAATATTGGTTGAAAAGACATCATCTTTTCAAACCAATCTCTTAAATGTATACGATAGCAAGACCAATACTTGCAACCTCTATATGTTAATTGATAGCAAGCAGGTGGTCTATTTTCTTTATCCATGTCATCGTGGTGATAGACATAGTTATCCATTTTCACCTCTTTGTTGTACAGTGACCTGCCATACAAAGTTGCGCTTGGTGTAGTTTTTGTTCCTTGACTTGTTTTGCCTTGATGACAGAGAGCCAATTTTCTCTAACTACATTCTTCATTTTGTAACCTCCACTTTTTCCTCATGCTTGCAACCACGATAGGTTTCAAGAACGGTGTGGGTTTCGACTTCTCTCTTAGCATGGGGATCGTAAGATACACCACGATAAGAAGTATCGTTGCTGTAAAGGTTAAGAAGATTCATCGGTTTACTCCTAAAGAAATGAGATGTGTTAAGATCCCGTTCCTTCAGTCGTTTGCGTCCT